GTTGCCTTTAGAATAAGCCGATTGATGGCGAAGCCACGAGCTGCTGCCGTGGTGGTGTTGTAGGTTTGACTTGCGGTAGCCGTTACCTTTTTGTTCTGTGTGGTTATTGAGGCGCTGCTTGCGATTGTGCCAGTGTTGGCCGACGCAGTGTACGCGGTGGACCAGCTTCCCGACACAGTGTCGGCGTCAGCCGTAGCAGCAACGGTGTCTGCAGTTGCAGCTGCCCCAAAGATTACGTTATTGATGGTGACCGAAATGGCACCGGCTGACTGTGTGGTGGCTGAACCTGTGGCACCTGCGCCTGCGGAGACAAAACTGATAACTTCCCCAGCGCTGGGCTGGACGCGTTGGACAACTAGGGCTTTGGATGGCGTTGACGAGGAAAACGATACCGTTATGGTACCTGAGGAGATTGCGTTAGTGACCGCACAAGTCCACACCCCAAGGGTGATACCTGCGTTGACCGCACCGGGGTCGTAGTTGATGTACGCGTTACGTAGAACCCACGTATTGCCCGCGCTGTCGGAAATTCCAGATATGGAAACAGCACCGCCACCACCAGCATTATCTGCGGAGCACGCAGCATACAACCAGTCACCCACCGAAGCTGTGACACTGGCCCCGGTAACTAAAGTAGTACTGGTTGTGCTGCTGTTTGCGGTTGTGACGTTACTTATTGTCAGCGCCACAACCCGATACCTCCGTTAAACCATGTGACGTGTATTACGCGATGCGAATAATCGCGGTAGAGGAAGCTGCTGCTGGAAACACGATCTGAAAGTCGCCTGAACTGACGGTCTGATCTCCGCCAAAGCTAAGTACCGCACACGCCGGGTCGCCAGCTGCAGTGTCATTGTATATCAACGCGCCGCAGGTGGTGAACGTTGCAGCACTCCAAGTAGTATCCGCGAAGTCGCAAATAGCTGTAGTGCCAGAACTGATGGGGGTCACGGATGTCAGGGTGTTACCGGTAGCAGTGTACCCGCTGCCTGTGGAAAGCTCATCTGTGGTCAGGTTGGTATAACTTGTAGTGGCAGCACCATAAGTGCCTGAACCTGCAGCGGTAGCTTTCAAGAGTGCGATCTTAAACACGTTACCTGTGGTGACGGTAAAGTTGTGAACAGCTTTGAGCACTTCTACTTTAAAGCTGGTGGGCATTGCGGTTGTGATGGTGATGGCCATTTCAATTCTCCAAAAGTTTTATAAGTTCCGGGTGCCCGGCGGCTCGGAAACGGTTTGACAACGTGGTGTTATGGGACCTAACAGCTTGTCGCATAGTCGCTACAAGTACCTCGCGGATTTCATTTTTATAGGCTTCTGCTTGCTCACGGATGAGAGGATGCGCTTTGCTCCCAACATGAATTATCTTACTCAATGCCTGCTCTGCCACTTCTTCCGGGGTAAACCCACGACCTGAAACACTGTTCGTTGTGATTATTCCCAGCGATGCCCCACCGTCTGTGCTAAACATTACGCCACCTTGACCTTGACCTGACCATCACGATACATATCTTGCCGCAGTTTACCATCTCCCAGATTTTTAAGTAAGGTCATGGCCTGCACGTACATGTTTTCGTAATTTGAAATGATGTCAGCCTCACCCTTCATGAATCGGGCAGCTTCAACCAGCGCACCGTTGAGCAATGCTGAGTCAAACTCTGAGCCAAGCCACGATGTCCCAGCTGTCACAATGGACTCAGGGTACTCAGCGTAATGAATCTCTATACTGAAATTTGAACTGGGCGTCGGTCCTAACAGAAACGTGCTCTGGTCAAAGATCGCATAGTGCTTAGGTACGCCCGTGGTGGCTTGTACGGGGTAAGCTTCCCTGACGAAGTTCACATCCTTATTCAACAAGTAGGTGTAGCTCGATGCGCTAATGACAGCCAACGAATACACGTACAGGATGTTACTGGGCATCGTCAAATAAGGATTGCTGGCCGTCGCCGTGCCTGTTTGATTTTTTCTAAGCGCAGGAAGCTCGACGGTGGCGAATATCTTTTGCTCCGCTTGCTTGGTGAACATTGCCAACTGGTCATCAGTGAAAGTGTTTTCACAGATTTCCTGTATGTTCGCTTTGAGCTCAGTGTAGTTCATGGTTTATGCCATTGGTCCACGGGCCTTGGTTCCCTTGGTTGCTGCACCGGTGCCACGGATTTTAACACCGCCGCCTTTTTTCATATTGTGCATGGCTTTTTCGTGTTTCTTAACTTCAGTCTTTGCCACTTCTTTCATCTGCTTTTTCATAAAATCTCCTAAGATATTACAATTTCTACCCAACCAACTGCGCCACCCGCAGATGTCGTTGGAGAAGGTAGTATCAGTGCCCGACTCTGCGGGTATCCGGTAAAGTCTGGTCTCGGGTTCTGGATAGCTTGCGGATCGCTTACTGGAAACTCCCCCAAGTGTAACTGAGGATGATCTGGGTCCCAGCAGGTCGAGCAAGCTTTCACATTGGTATCTCGCCCCTTCACAATCACGTTCTTCAGCTGCCGAAGTTTGTAGCGAAACCCACAAACATCACACTCCGCAATTGCTTTTTTACCAGAAGCAAACCGGTTACTCACCTCTTACCTCGTGCCGAAGTAGCGAGGAACAAATCGAAGTGGGGCTTTTTCCCGATCCTCTTCTGCAGCCAATCGGAACTGTTCTTCAAACTGCTCCTTGAGCATCATTACGCGGGGCATCAGCTCAGGCACCTTAGTGGCAATCATGAACGCTAACCCTGAAACAAGGGCGGGGTAGAATCGGAAGTTAACGTCAGGGGTCTCACTACCGCTACCGGCGTCTTGAATTCGACGCATTCTCCAATAAATGAACTGGTAAAACGGTGCGAGTTCCGTACCCTTGTCGGGAGTAGGCCAGATCACGATTTTAGGAGCGTCTCTCAAGCGGCGTATCCACACTTGGATTGGGCGACCCTGTGTCAGCTTGTTGGGGATACTGGAATAGGTGGATTCGCTTATACGACTGATCGTTAAGTCTGACTGGGTGGAAACGCTGCCAGCGCCGGTGCGAATACCATGGTCTATCAAATCTATGGTGTCCGCCGGAATGTCGTACTCGTTGACCCCCTGAATCAGGTTAATGGTGCCTGAGTCAATCGTCCACATGTTGATGCCGCGATTTTGAAACTCAATGGTCAGCAAGTTCATTGACCTTCGGGCTGTCCGCAAATCATAACCGGATCGCATTTCACGGCCAGCGCGTTCCCACGCCTCTTCCGCGATCTCGGTGAAATCCATGTCAAATGTTGCGGTGCCGGAAGTCGTCATTACATAGTAACCATTTTACCTTTGGTCTTACCTTTCTTTGCACAACCGTCAATTGCGCCGCCCTTAGCATACTTCTTTTTGCTCTCGGACTTCATTTCTTTTTCTTCGTGCTTAATCATTGATTTGGGAGCGCCTTTCTTTTTCATAAAGGACACTTCTTTTTTCATCATTGCTTTGGATTCTTTCATAACATTCTCCAGTTACAGTTAAACCATCTTACCTTTGGTTTTGCCTTTGCGAGCACAGCCATCAATCGAGCCGCCTTTCGCGTATGCCTTCTGCCCTGCCTTTTTCATCTGCTCTTCAATTTCTTTACGAGTCAACGGCTTTTTCGGTGCGGACTTACCTTTCGGTGGAGCACCTGATGGGAGACCTTCGCGATTTATGGCATCGGGTGGGACTGGAAGTTTTCTTACGGTCATTTCTTGCTCCTTTTGCGTTTGTCTGCTGAAACGAACTCTTTAGCGACTTTTGTTGGAATCTTTAGTTTTTTTGCAAACGCCGGATCATGAGCTGCTGCTCGCATAGTTCTTGCTTGCTTTGGCGTTTTAGAAGGCATTATGGCTTCTCTACCAATTGATCCAGTTTGACTTCAATTCGATTAAATCTAGCATCTACATGGAGCAACAGTCTCTCCATATCAGCTCGCACTTCACTCCGCGTAATGTGTTCACGCGCAACTTCTTCGCGAGTGCGATTAAGCAAAATGCTGACCCGTGACAACTCTATTGATTTTTCCTTAGCTACAAACATCGTAAGTCCAAGCAACATAGTCAGCACTGCGTTCCAAACCATAATTTCCATATTTTACTGCTCAAAAAAATGCAAGCACGACGACTTTTGTTTATTTGAATAAGCTGACCTTATTAACAGGCCCACGCTCGCCTTGCTTTTCTCAACCGGCTTTCAGGGTCCTTTGCTGCATCAGGGAATTTCTTCATTTGCCCTGCACTTCTTGCGCAAAAAGACTTCCTACGTTTGGCGTCTTTTTCAGTCTTGGGCTTAGGTGCAGGGGGTTTCAAATTCATCCCCTGCGCTTTGGCAGACGCCCGGCCTTTAGCATTCAAGCCGCCTTTCGGGTCCTTACCTTCTTTCCTAGTCCAAGCTGGTGACTTTGCCACAACTACACTCCCGACGGTTAATTAACCTCTACCCGGCATACCGGCTTGGATTATGGTTGCGGTAGCAGTA